GGATATCCTGACATGAATAATGTTCAGGATGTTTTGTTGCTCGAATCATTACTTGAAGGTTTAGGAGTTGATATTCAATTAACTGAAGAAGTACCTAACAAACCCAAAACCGTTCAAGCTGTAAAACATATAGTAGATACAGTAGGCGACAAATATGGTTTATTTATTTTAAAAAGTAAACCTAACAGATTAGGATTAACTGGAAAGAAAGATTCTCAATTTTTTGTAGATCTTTTTAAGGAAGTATTTGGTCCTGATACTAAAATTACAATGTTCCCTCCTAGAAAGGGTTCAAATCCAAGTGGTTCATTCAATATGTATCAAGTTGATACTGATGATTATGGTCAAGTTAACATTATCGTTAGCTCAAGCGCACCAGGTGGCGCCGGTAAAGACAATGAATCCGTGTTTATAGACAACATAAACTCCAAAATCGAACAAGCCGGCGGAGAAGCAACTGTCGTGATTAAATCACCGGAACATACCGAAACTTTTACTAAAGTAACTCAAGTAGTAGATTCATCTAAAGCAGGAGCAGGTAAGGGAGATAAATCAGATGCTCAATTTTTATCAGATGGTAAAGTAGTAGCAAATATATCTTTAAAACAAGATGGAGGGTTTA